CACTTAAAAGCAAAGGGTATGGGTGGAGCAAACAGAGACATATCTGACGACCCTATGAATGTATGTATGTTGTGTAAACATCATCATGACATCTTTGACGGAAGACAACAAGTTGGCTCTCAACGCGAATATACTGAACTACTCAAGGGATTTCTTATACTACAATGGAGAGTGAAATGAGTGAAGTATATGACGAACTTAAAGAGTTCAATCCAGAAGCAATAGTCATTGATGATTTTGAAGAAGCATATCTAGGTTATACAACCAAAGGTATTGCTATCTATGATTATTACACAATGCTGGATATTGTCGTAGACGGTATTTTAGAAGACGAAGACTGCACAGAAGATGAGGCAGTTGACGACGGTATTGCACACATAGAAAAAAATATTATATCTGCTTATGTTGGTCCTTATACTCCAATTGTGATGTATAAGGAATTGTATGACAAATAAGTATGTTCCTAAACTTCCTGCTTTGCACAAAGGACAACTTGAAGTAGCAAATTCAGAAGCGCGTTGGAAAATATTATGTGCAGGTAGACGATTCGGAAAAACAAGACTTGGTGTTCAATTATGTATGGAAGTAGCTTTACGCGGAGGTAGAGCTTGGTGGGTAGCACCTACATTTTCAATTGCTAGAGTTGGTTGGCGTGATATCGCCGCAAGTGCAAAATCGTTTCCTAGAGAAATAGAACCTAAAGTATCTTTGGCTAATATGCAGATTGATTTAGCTAACGGGGGCTCTATTGGTGTAAGGTCTGCTGACAATCCTCAAAGACTTCGTGGTGAAGGTTTGGACTTTCTTGTTATGGACGAGGCTGCGTTCTGTAAAGGAGAAGTTTGGCAAGAAGTATTAAGACCTACACTTACTGAAAGAAAAGGTTCTGCATTATTTATATCAACTCCTATTGGCAGAGATAACTGGTTTTACGATTTATGGGAACAAGCAGAAGAAGCAGATAACTGGGAGAGATTTAGATTTTCTACTACTGACAATCCTATGATTGACCCAGAAGAAGTTGAAGCAGCTAGAAAAGAAGTTGGTTCTATTGTTTTTGCGCAAGAGTATTTAGCAGAGTTTGTTGACGCAGGTCAAGGTATGTTAAAACCAGAATGGATACATTACTTTGCCATGGTTCCAGACCAAGCAGGAAATATAAAGTGTTTAGTTGAGGGCTCAGAATATTATCTAGCTAACTTAGAAAAGTTTGGAATTGTTGACTTAGCTACTACAACAAATAAAGATTCTGACTTTACTGTAATCACATCATTTGCAAGAACTCCAGACAATAGATTACTTGTTATTGATATGACTAGAGCAAAATTAGAAGGTCCAGACATTATTCCAGCGATAAAACGCGCAATGGATAAAAATAAGCTAAAATATGTAGGTATAGAACGCCAAGGTTTTCAGACTACGATAATCCAGATGGCGCAACGAGCTGGTATTCGTGTCAAGAATCTAAAGACGGATAAAGACAAAGTTACGCGCGCACTTCCTTTATCTGCTCGCATGGAAGCGGGTGATGTATATTTATTACGAGATACACATTGGCTACCAGAGGTGGAGAGAGAAATTATGACCTTTCCTGCTGGAGCTCATGATGATATTATCGACACCCTAGCCTATGGCGTACAAATGTTGCAAGAACAAAGAAGCTGGAGCGCGTATTAATGGCTGAAGAGAAGTCAAGATTTTCAAAAGCGTTAGATTGGTTGAATGCACCAACTGACGCAAGAATAAGAAGAGAATCACAACAAAAAGGTTTAATTGTAAACCAATCAGAGTATTCATATCTTAATCAAGCAGTTATGGGTTACAACACCCAATCTGGTTATTTCGACCACAAAAAACTAGCAGAACTAGGTGACGGAACTGGTAACTCTGCTGTTATCGCATGTCTTAATGTATTGGCTACTGCATTTGCAGAACCGGGACTTTTAGTTGCTACTAGAAATAATGAAGGTGATTATGCACAAGACATGAATCACGAATTAGCAAAACTATTTAGAAGACCTAATCCTTACATGACACAACAGTTGTTAGCAAACTATATTGTTACATCTTTAAATGCAAACGGCGACGCTTTTATCTTTAAAAATAGAAATGCTAGAGGCGTAGTTGTTGAGCTAGTCCCTCTTATGCCTCACTTGGTTGAAGCAAAAGGAAATGAGAACGAACTTATAACTCATTATCAGTATCAACCACAAGGCGGTGTACAGGGGGAAGATTCTGTACGCATAGATAAAAAAGATATGGTTCACTTACGCCAGAATGTTGACCCTAGTAACATGAGGCGTGGTCTTGCTCCACTTAGAGGCGTTCTAAGAGAGATAGCAGGAGACGAAGCAGCAGGACAATACACTGCGGCTTTATTACATAATATGGCGGTACCCGGAGTAATTCTCTCACCAAGAGATGACGCTATGGGTGGCCCAACGAGAGAAGAAGCTGAAGCTATTGCAGATATGTATAAGCAAAAGTTTGGTGGTAAGAACAGAGGTGCGCCTATGGTCTTATCCGGTGCTATGAATGTTGAAATAGTATCTTTCTCTCCAGACCAAATGAAGTTAGCTGAATTAAGAAGAATCCCAGAAGAAAGAGTGTCAGCAGTTCTTGGCGTTCCAGCAGTGCTTGCCGGCCTCGGAGCTGGATTGGATTCGGCGACTTATTCAAATACAAAAGAACTTAGAGAGTTCTTTACCGAGTCAAAAATGGTCCCAATGTGGAACATGGTTGCGCAAGAACTGACTCATCAATTGTTACGACCAGAGTTCGGCGGAAATGATAATCAATACGCAGAGTTTGATATCAGTAATGTTAGAGCACTAGCTGATGACAAAGACAATCTCTATAAACGCATGAATACTGCTGTTCAAGGAGGTTGGGTAACAATTGGCGAAGCAAGAAAAGTAGTTGGTTTAGAGGCTGATAATAGACATGATGTTTATTTAAGACCTCTTAATATGATTCAAGTTACAGAAGATGGTTCGCCACTTCTTAATGACCAACCTACTAATGAACCTGCACCGGCAAATAACAATGATGACGAAGAACCTGCACCCGAAAATGACGAAAGTAAGTTAACTACTATTGATTTACCGCCAGAGGTAGAAAGAGAAGATGAAATTCAAAAAACTCCTAGTTACTTAGATAAAGAACCGGCAGCTTTAATGAAAGACACTTACACTACAATTGAAGAAGCTCAAGAAAGAGCTAAAGAACTTGGTTGTGAGGGAACACACTACATTGATGTAGATGGTGATAAGTTCTACATGGCTTGTGCAACACATCAAGATTACTTAAATGCTGTTAATAAACCTAAAAAGGGAAACATAGAAGAAATTAAAGTTTCTTTAGAAGAAGCTGAAACTATGTACGAAAAAGGTGACAAACTACATAGTCCGGAAGAAAAAGCACCGGATAAAGTAACAAACTTTCCAAAGAGTGGAGATAATCAAAAAATAAGTTTATCTAACTCTCAACATAAACAATTTCCTAGTCACGCTTATGTTAAAGATTTAAAAGAAAACTGGCCAGAGATTTGGAGAAGAGCAGGTACCGGTGGTAATCCTCCTACTTCATTTACTGGTAATGACGCTTACAACAGATGGACTGCCTACAAAGGCGGAGATAGAAGTGAGTCAGTACTTAACTGGGTTAAGAGAAGAGAACGCTTTATGAATCGTCATAAGAAAAATAATAGACTTAACGGCATTATTGCAGTTATGAAGTGGGGCGGAGTAACAGCTGGTGGAGTTTCACAAATGAAGTCTGTTGTAAATGACTACAAAAAAGTTATTAGAGAGAGAAGAAAAAAATCTCTTGATTATGCAGAGGAATATTTATTAAAAGCAATATCTGACCAAGCTAGAGCAGGTCTTACTAGAAAAGTAGAAGACCATAATAAAAATAATCCTAATCACAGAGCAACACTTCGTATGCTAATTGCGGTATATAACAGAGGAATAGGTGCTTACAGAACCAATCCGGGTTCAGTAAGAGGTAATGTGAGTTCAGCAGAGCAATGGGCAATGGCTAGAGTTAATGGATTTTTAAGAGCGTTGAGAACAGGTAAGTTCAGAAGAAAACCTTATGACCAAGACTTGTTGCCTAGCTCACATCCATTATCATCAAAAGAATCTGGTAACAAAGCAGAATCAGTAAGAGTAGGTCAAGCTGTAAGCTGGTCAATCAACAAAGACCCAGACCCACCTTCAATTGTTCATGGTATTGTTACATCAGTAAATGACGAAGAAGCCATAATGCAAGTATGGGCTAGACTAGAAAATGGCGAACATAAAAAGACTGATAGAAAAGTCACTATGCCAATTTCAAAGCTAAGAATAATATCAGACTTTAGACAATAAAAAACTAAAATCTGAAATCGTATCATATAATAGTTAAAACGCACATCTGAATAATCTATTGTACAATTTAAGATTGAAGGATGTATGAATAACGAATCTAAAAATATCGACATAGAGTTGAAAGATGACTCTGGTCAAGTAGAAGCAGTTTTCAGTATATTCAATTCCCTTGACAGTGATGGGGATGTTGTTATGCCTGGAGCTGTCAAATCTGGTTTTAAAAATAACCAAGTTCCAATGGTATGGTCTCACAAATGGGATATGCCAATTGGTAAAGGAACTATCGCACAAGATGACGATAAAGCAGTTTTCAAAGGTGAGTTCTTTATGGACACCGAGTCTGGTAAAGAAGCTTACAACCTAGTTAAGAATATGGGCGATATGCAACAATGGTCATTCGGCTATAAAGTTAACGATTCAGATTTTGGTAAGGCAAAAGATAAAGGCGGAGACGATACAAACGCTAGATATCTAAAAGACCTTACTGTTTACGAAGTCTCTCCAGTACTTGTTGGAGCAAATCAAGACACATACACATTAGCTATCAAATCAAACACAGAGTTGTTGAAAGAAATAACTGATGTTAAAGGTGATGAAAAAGAATCATCTGGATGTGGCGCAAATTGTGGTTGCAGTCAAAAAAGTTATGGAGATGACGAAGAAGAAATGAAATCTTGTAAGTATCACGACGGTGGTCCTTGCATGAAAATGGAGGATGATAAAAAAGAAATGAAGAGTGAAGAAGATTTAGAAGTTTCACAGGAAGACAGCAAGTCTTTCTCTGAAGAAGTCATAGATGTGCTTGCTGCATTAGATGACTTAGTAGCCCGAGCAAAGGCAATATCTATGCTCCGTGGTGAAGATGGTAGGAAATTAGGCGTAAAAGCCACCGAAGCACTTCGTGCAGTCGCAGACGACTTGAACGACGCTTGGACCGAGATTGATGAGTTCATCGGAAATGTCGGAACTGAGGGTGCTTTGGAGTTAGAAGTAGAAGAAGAACTTGTGGAAGATGAACAAGCTGAAACAGAAGAGGTAGCTGAGGCTTCAACTGATACTATTGATGTTGAAACTGAAGTCGAAGAAGTTACTGAGGAAGAAGCACCAGCAGAGGAACCTGCTGTTGAAGAACCGGAAGATGAAGCTGCTGAAGAAGAAACTCCAGAAGATAACACTGATTCCTCTGACGAAGAATTTGACGCTGAGTGGATAAGGGCTCAACAAATCATTGCTGAATCCTTAGCCGAAGAAATAGAAGAAGTATAAGCAATATAGATTGGAGAAATCTAAAAATGAGTAACACAAACGAACTCATGGACCAAATTGCTGCTAAAAGAGCAGAATTAAAATCTGTCTTTGAAGCCAACGAAGACGGCAAGTACACCTCTGAACAAAAAGAGGAAATTAAGTCAAGAAATGACGAACTTGCTGAATTAGTTGAAGACCTTTCCATTGAGAAGAAAAAAGCTTCCAATGAAAAAGCTCTCAAAGAAGATTCAAAGCCAGTTGCAGAAATGCCACTAGCTGGTGAATCAGCAGAAGTTAAATCTGTTGGTGAGCAATTTGTTCAAACCGACGCATATAAAAATTATATGGAGGGCGGTGTTAAAGGTGTAGATTCTCGTATTGAGACAAAAACAACTTTGACAACTACAGGATATCCACCAGAGGTTTTAAGAACCCCGGGTATCTTGGAAACAGCTCTTAGAGACCCAAATGCTGTTATATCATTATTTGATGTAATCAACAGTGACCAAAATGCATTCAGCTATTTGGAAGAAACAACCTTCACAAATAATGCAGCTGAAGCTGCTGAAGGTTCTGCTGTTGGAGAAGCAGCTTTGGCTTTCACAGAGCAAACAGAAGCTATCCGTAAAATGGGTATCTTCATTCCTGTAACAGACGAATTACTTGCAGACGAAAGTGGTATCCAAGGATACATTAACTCTCGTTTACAAACAATGATAAGACTTCGTTTGGACAACCAACTCCTTAATGGTGATGGAACTGCTCCAAACCTAGAAGGTATCTTAGACGCTGGTAAAGCTTCTGTCGGTTCTACTGACTTTAGCTCTTACGCAGGAACTTTAGGAAAAATTGGTGCACTTTATGGAGCAATCACAGACATCAGAGTCAACGCATTTACAGAGCCAGACGCTATTGTAATGCACCCTAATGACTGGAATGATGTTGTGACTTCTGTAGGTGCAGACTTCGCAGGTACATCCAGTGCTGGCTACACAGAAAAGTCACCACTTTTCGTAGCAGCTGGTGGTATGGGCGCAGGTCCTTCAGCTCAAATCTGGGGACTAAAAGTCGTTCCTACAACCGCAATTGCCGCAGGAACAGTTCTTGTTGGTAAATTCGGTGGTGGTGAAGCAGCTAACTTAGTTATGAGACAAGGTATGGAATTAGCCGTATCTGACTCCCATAGCGATTTCTTTATTAAGAATCAATTAGCTATCAGAGCTACCATGAGAGTCGGTTTCCCTGTTTACAGAGAAGCAGCTTTCCATAAAATCACTAACTTCTAAAGTTAGTTTAGATTTATACATTAGAGCGGGGTTAAACCCGCTCTTTTGTTTTTATAGTGTAAAATTAGAACATTATGTCAGATTATATTAAACCAAAGAAAAGCATTTGGAAAATGAAAGATGGTTCCATTTGGGAAGGTCCTTTATCAGAACTTCCTAAGTCTGGAGCTTCTCTCATTGCTAAAGCAGGTAAAGAATATCCAGCTGATTGGCTCAAAGAGCAAGGTTGGGGTAAAGAGGAGAAGAAAGAAAAATCTGCTCCTAAGAAAAAAGCTGCTAAAAAAGCACCAGAAACCAAAGCTGTTAAACCAGAAGATACAGAAGATAAGTAAGGAGTCCTAAATGGCTCTTTGTAGCGTTGGTGATGTAGAGCAATTCTTACAGGTAGATTTAAACTCTACTGTAGAAGCTTCAGTCACAAATACTTTTATACCTTATGTTGACGCGGCTATTAAGCGTTATCTAGGTCATGATGTAGAAAAAGCAACTTATACAGAAGTATTTGACGGAAATGAACAACAAGACTTATTTTTAAGGCATGTTCCTGTTGCCTCTATAACTTCTATTACTGAAGATAGTAATGCACTTACTGAAGGCAATGAGAGTGACTATGTTTCTTACACCAACGGAAGATTAAGAAGAATAGTTATTCGTTGGTCTGGTATAAAACCTAAAAATATTTCAGTTACTTATGTTGGCGGTTACGAAGCTGCTGACATTCCAGAACAAATCAAACAAACTTCTGCACGAGCCGCAGCTCGTTTAGTTATGACTTCTTTACAGATTTCAGCAAAAGCTGACACTGGAGAAGTTTCAAGTCACTTAGCTGACAATACAACAACACAAAGTTTTGACATACCTCTTACTGAAAGGGTGGGAGATTATGATGTTGCTTTTGGTGATGTAATTATACAAAACCTGCAACCTGTTCTTACTAATGCAGATATGGCATTATTAAACCCCTTTCGTTCAAGATTCTTTGTATAATTAAAGTATGGTACATAGAAAAGCTCCTTCCCTAGAGGAAGCTAGGGAACTCTTTTTAGCAGACCCTAATAAAATGCTACAGTCATGGGCAGATGAATGGGGTGTAACACATGAAAGAGTTAGACAATTAAGAATAGAATCGGGCGTACCTCAACGAGGTGCTTATAACGAAGAAACAGCAGAAGCTATTTTAGAAATTATTCGTACAGGTAGAGGTGGTCTAACAACTCCAAGAACTTACGAAGGTCAACCTATTGGCTTAGAAAGATTTAAAACTTGGATAGAAGAAGAAGAGGGTTTGAAAGAGCGTGTTGAAAAAGCACAAAAAGAAGCTCTTAAAAACTTAAAAGACCCTATTGAAAAAGAATGTAAGTATTGTCGTGAATGGAAACCTATAGAAGAATATTCTAGAAATCAAAAATACTTAGATGGTCTTTCTCGTTTTTGCAAAGATTGCATGATTATTTTAAAAGAGAAAAAAGAAGAACTAGGTGATGATAAAATGAAATTATGTTTATCCTGTAAGAAAGATAAGAAAACTTCAGAGTTTTCAAAAAATCCTAACGCACAAGATAAACTTAAAATATTCTGTAAAGAATGTCATAAAGCATTTAAACGCAGAAAAAGGAGACAAAGTAGGAATGAAATTTAAGTTCAATAAGAAACAGACAATAGAATTTAAAACAGACATAATGGGTTTAGCAAAATTTGCACCTGTTGTACCAGCACAAGAAGCAGTGCCAGATTGGTTTAAAGAGATGAAGCACTATATGGAGGAAAAACCACAAGGTTGGAATCCACAAGCCATGCCCGGTCAAGCTAAAAATCTATTTGGAAAAATGGGTAAGACTGCACAAAATATGTTTTATTCATTTACTGTAAAAAGATGTCCAGCAATAGTAGATATCATGACAGAAGGTTTTGTAATTCCTATGTGGTCTGACTTTTTACTACAAAGAGGTTTTCCGCCTAACATGGGTGGAGAAGAAATACTAGAATGGGATAACAGAGATTTTCCCTATGGTGCTTCTTTTCATGAAAATAATCAAATATACAATTGGGACTTACCTTCAAAAAGTACTTACAAACATCCACTTAAGTTTCATAGTCCTTGGAAGTTTTTTACTCCAAAAGGATATTCAACATTGTTTATACCTTACAACTATAACTTTCAATCAGATTATTCAGTGCTTCCCGGAATTGTAGAAACTGATACTTGGCACGAAGTAAACTTTCCTACACTTATTCATAAGAAAAAAGATTTTATGATAAAAAGAGGAACACCTTTTGTTCAAGCAATTCCTTTTAAAAGAAGCAAGTGGAATTTAAAAATGGATATGGTAACACAAGAAGAAAAAAATGCTGAGGACGCTAGAAAGAATTTTACTAGTGGTAACTTTAACCAAGGGTATAGAAAAGCAACTAAGTTGGATTTTGACAATGCCTAGATACGATTACCAATGTATATTGCATAGATGTTCTTTTGAATGGGAAGTTAGTCATTCTATTACAGAAGACCCATTAATTAAATGTCCTAAGTGTAATTCACACGCTAAAAGACAGATTGGAAAAAATATTAGGTTTGAAACTCCTGTAGATGTTGAGTGGGAAAAAGACCCAAGTAATTTGTCTGAAAAATCTTATAAACAATTTCAAAAAGCTAAGAAGAAAAAATACAGATGGTAATGGACAAAGGTACAGAAGAAGTTGTATCTGGAGTAGGTAGATACTTTTTTAACTATAAAAGCTATGCAATAATTAGAGACCCAATACAAACTAAAAACTTTTTACTTGTTATGTATGTGCCTATTAGAGACTTGACTTTTGATAGACCTGCGCAAAAACAATTAATACCAATACACCCTAATTGCAATATTGTAGATTACGATACAAAAGTAGCAGACGAAATAATTAGAAGTGTTAAAGAAGAGTACGGAGAAAAAGGAACATTTCACTTAAAGTCACAAGGTATAAAAATATACTGTTCTGATGTAGAAGTAAATGAATCAGCTGAAAGAGTTACTGTAACTATAAAAGACCCAGATACACAAGGAATTATTGATGGTGCTAATTTATATACTCTTGTAAAAGATATGAGAGTAGAAGATGTTGCTAAAAATTCTTTTATTAAGGTTGAACTAATAATTGGACACGACGCAGACTTATCTGATGATTTGACTGCAACACTAGACAGTAAACTAACATCTCGTAAAGATGTTAATGTATCTAATAAAGAGCTTGCTTGGCTAGATGAAATAATTGATGAAACAGATTACAAAGACCAATTAGACGCTGTATATGTTCTTGGCCTTATAGATTTATTAAGAAGTAATCAATATGACGCAGAAGTAGAGAACCAACCAATATATCCATATTGGGATAAGCAAAGAGTATTAGAGATGTATAGAGATAATCCTAAAGGATATCAGCAATATAAAACTATTGTAAAAGACATACTTTATTTATACGATTATATAAATTTTAAAACTCAAGAGATATGGCCATCTAAAAAGGGAAGTATAGGAAGTTTAGGTATAGCTACTTCTTACAAGCAAAAAGGTTATGACTTTCCTTTACTTGGTAAAAAAATGGACTACAAGTTACATGACGCAGTTAGTTTTATTATTATGAATGGATTTAGGTCGTTTGTGATATTTAATCCCGACGGAACAGCTAGATGGTCAAAAGATTTTAAAAAAGTACTTTCTCTCTATGAAATTATCGGTGCAGAGATAATTAACATAATTAGAGATTACAGCGCTCAAATGGGACATAACCCTCACTTACTTGGTAAAAATAAAATGCTTTACAGTATTGTTTATAAAGAATTTATGATGGGAGATATGCTTAACCAATTTTTATAACATCCTGTTGTAAAGTATAGTTATGGCTTTAAAGCATAGACACTTACCAGAATCAATAACAATTCAAACAGTATCAGATACTAATATTGATGAACGAGGTTTACCTAGTGATAACTGGGCAAACACTTATACATCTGTTAGAGCTAAATTTGAATCCCAAGGCTCTGAAGAAGATAGAGATGGAAGAAATACAACAATAGAAACATTTTTCGTATATTTAGAGCCTAATGTTACTGTAGTTCCCGGAGACAGGCTTGTTAGAGGTTCTGATTATCATGAAATAATTGTTGTACAACCTGTCTTAGACAGATATGGAAACGAATCATATAAAAGGTTACAAACATTTGTGAGTAAGTAATGGTAACTCCATTAGAAGCTTTAGCTAAAAAACCTAAAAGAAAAAAACCTAATAAAAATAAATCAAATGCTGAAATATTCAGAGATAGATTTTATAGTTTCGGTAAAAAGGCTGGTACAGCACAAGCTATACCGGGTATTCGTGGTTCTAATTTAGGTAGAACTTTACAAAACCAGCGTGCTTTAGTCTATCCAATAGCTCGTGGTCTTGGTACTGCGCAGTCAATTGGTAGAGAAGGAAATAAAGTTGCTGCTTTAGCTAATAGAGCTTTCAGAATTGCTTCTGGTTCTATAAGTGGTAGAATAATAGAATCCACAGTAAGACCATTTAATCTAGGACCAATAGTAGGTCGTCTTGCTCGTATTCAATTAGGTAAAGCTTTAAGTAAAAATAATCCAATTGATAATGCTGTTAGAAAGATGGGTCTTGCTGTTACAGGAACTGTAAAAATAAAAGGAAGCGCTTTAAATTCAAAAATACGAAGAGACCCAGCTATAAAAAAAATAGCACAAAAGGGCTTACTTTTAGCAGAAAGAAATATAAGAGCTTTTGCTCCAGACCCGTCATCTGGACAATATTTAGTAGGAATGGGTAAACAAAAAAACATTGCTAAAAAATATCAAGGTGGTATTGATATGAATTTAGTCAACAGTACAGACGCTTTTAAAAAACATGGTTTTTCTGAATATATAGCTAAAGATAAAAAATATGTTCATAGAGATTTATTTGGTTTTACAGAACCGGGTTTGGCGAGAAAATTTTTACATATGTCTATACAAAGAAGAGATGTTACAGCAACAAGAGGAAAATATGTAGACCATTTCTTTAAAGGAGAAATTAGAGTAGGTGGAGATATGTTTCCATGGATTTGGGCTTTAGAGTATGGAGGAGATGTTCCATACTATGCTCCTAAAAAATATGATAAATCTAAAAAAAGAAGAGGTTGGAACGATACTTATACTGGTGCTTCACATTCTAGTAGAACAGAAATAGGTAAAGAAAATTTAGATATTCCTTTAGATATGTATGTACCAAAAGACCAATATGTACCACCAACATTTTTTATTTATAGAGCAGCTGAAAGAGCGGCTTTATCTATGAAAAAACATACAGAAGTTGAAAGCTACGCAATGGGTGGTGAATCTGCTCAGCATTATAGAAAATGGATGAGGTTGGCAACTAAAAATCATAAATCTATGGCTGGAATATTAAGTGGAAAAAACAAATTAAGCTATAACACACCGGGAAGTTCACAAAATTATTTGAATACCTTTTACAGATTAGATGGTAGAGCTAAAGACACATTTAGCTACATGGAGCAAAGGATACCCGGACCAAGAGTTGAATATTCACATGGTAATTTTTATCATCCAGATTTAGCAGAAGCAATTGGAATCAAAAGAGTTCCAGAAGATTTTGCATTTAGTTTTAATATGCCTGTAAGAAAACAAGATAGTGAAGCAATACTTAAAAAAGCAGCAGATATATATGTTAGAAGAGGCGGTACTAATTCAACTACTGATGTTAATAAGAAATTCAAATCAAATGCTGTAGTTGAGGAAATAGCAAGAATGTTAAACTCACAACCGGGAAGAAAAAATACTATTGACGCAAACATAGCAGACGCTACAAGATATGTAAGCATGTTTGATAGATATAACAAAGCTAGAGGCAATGTGGGTTATAAATTTAGAAGAGCTGAATATTTAGACAAAGTCTATGATTTTAGTGCAAAGCGTCAAGGTAAGAGAATGATAATTACTCTACGAAAGAAATATGGAGGCAAAACAAATGCTCGTGGAGCTGAAATAGATAGAGATAAAAAAGATTCTCTAGCAAGGTCTGCTTGGTCTGCATTAGAAATAGATGACTTAATGAATGAAGTCATGGGAATGGATTTTTAATGATACAATACAATCACTATGGCTATTAAAAATGTAGGTGTCCACGGACACGCGGCAATGAATTTTCCACCAGACGCTGAAATTATTTTCAGAGAATGGGCTGTAAACAGTTCTATTATTACTGATGTTTGCGGAACTAGAATCGCAACTAGATTACCTCGTAATGCAGATTTACCTTTTTTAACATTTTTTAACAATGGTGGAAGTATGGTTAGTAATTTAAGTGACGCTGCTATTGGTTCAAGTTCTTTACAAATTAATGCTTTTGCAGGAAGATGGGGAAGTGGAAGCTCTTCACAGCCTAATTACGCTAAAGCATATGAGCTAGCTAATGCAGTAGCAGAAGCAGCATTTAAAACTGGAAAGACAATAGTTCACACTGAAAGTTCTAACACAAAAGCAGTAATTTATGGTTTTGATGTTGTCCAATTACCAGAGAGGATAGAAGAGACTGACACTGGATTAGGACATTATCAGCTATCATTAAGTATGTATTATAGAGGAACATAATATGAAGAAGATAAAAGTTAAGATTAACCCTTTGTTAAACAAAAGCGTTGTTAGAGATACTAACAGCGGTATTGTTTTCAAAAGTGATTGGGTGGAAATACCGGTCGAAACTTGGGAGCGCCTTAAACCAAATAAATACAATCAAGGCGGAGAGCGCATATCCGTATTGATTGCAGATGATGAAGGTTATGAGGAAGAACCAATCGACGAATCAACAGAAGATGACAAAGACGCTGTTGAGGAGGTAGTGGAAGACTTCTTTATTGCTGAAGAAGAGTAACGACAAAGCAGAATCGACTTTTTATTAAGTCGGCAGAGCTCTGCTGATTAAGTATAAGTATAAGATATGTTAGGAGAAACAAATGAGTTTCAATACAACAGGTACAATTAACGAAGTATTAATTGGTACAGGTGTTCTATATATCAAAGACCGTTCTACTGCTTCTCTTGCGTTTCCATCAGATGATGGTTCAAACGCTTGGGAAGACCCAACAGGACTAACAGTTCCTTGGGACGAAGTAGGATATTCTGAAGACGGTTGGACTTTAGAAGTTGATAAAACTTTTGAAGATGTAATGGTCGCAGAAGAGCTAGACCCAATCAAATCATTGAAGTCAGCACAAGAAGTTAGACTTACAGGAGAAATGGCACAAGCCTCTCTTGATAACTTAGCTGTCGCATTAGGCGGCGGTTCCGTTGCTGAAGATTCAGTGAACTATGCTACTGGTTACTATAAATATGTACCACCAGTAACAGACCAGTTCACTGAGTATGCACTAGTTTTGCATACTGATGGTAAAGCAGGAAGCGATAGACAATTCCATATCCCTAGAGCAGTGAATGTAGGTTCATTCTCTATGGCACATCAAAAAGCTCCACAAAAAGTTACTTTGGCAACTGAGTTTAAATTACTCGTTCCAGATTCTTTTAATGTTGGCGCTGATAGTGCTGGAAATAACTATCTCTTCATAGTCGTTGAGAATAGAAACGATAGTGACGAATTAGACATCAACTAATTCAATTAATTTAGATAGGAGATACAAAAAGTGGTATTAAAAGACTTTGACGAGGCTTTAAAAGCCGACAAAAAAGAAGAGTTGCAGATTAAGGTAGCTGGAAAGACATATAAATTGCCTGCTACCTTACCTGCACGAACAGTATTGGCTCAAATGAGATATGCTGAAGAAGAAACAGTTCCATTAGAAGTTATGCCAGACTGGATAGGTTCACTAGTAGGCAAAGAAAACTTTGACCAAATGCTAGAAGATGGAATATCTTGGGAACAGATGAATGAACTACTAGTTTATTTACTAGATTTTTATGGTTTATCAACTATTTCGGAAGCAATAGCAGGCGAGGGTGAAAACCAAGAAGAGGAAGAAGATAGCCCAAAATAGTTTGGACCTACGGAGATATATTAGAACTCTGGGGTCCTATTGAGGCAGACCTACTTCGCTTCTATCAAATACAAAAACCTTTGGATTTACATTGGTATAAATTTGTTAATTTAGTTTCATACATGCCTCAAGATGAATCTATATTTTACAGAATACTCAGCTCTAGGCAATTAGAAGTAACTGAAGATGGCAAATTAATTCAAAAAGACAAAGCAGTTGCTTATTCAGCAAAACAAATGCTTCGTAAGCAACATGGTCGAGATAATCGACCTAGACAGAAAGTAACTTTAGATGAGTTATTCGGAGATAATCTAGGAGTAAAAAAATAAATGGCTAAACAAAGTGCAAGTGGTGTACCTCCAATAGTAATGGCCTTAAAGGTCGATATGGACGCTGCTAACTCTAAGTTAGCTAAAGAGTTATCTAAAACCGCTAAGTCATTACAAGCTGGTTATTCAAGTATTGCTGGTATAGCAACTGGAGCAGTTTTTGGTGCTGCTATAGGTGCAGCAGGTGCAATGGCTACAGCTTTACTATTTACTGTTGGAGCTGCTTCTAAGTTTGAAGATTCATTTGCAGGTATCAAGAAAACAGTAGACGCTAGTTCAGCAGAGTTTGATAAACTACAAGGTTCAATAAGAACTCTTTCAACAGAAATTCCAATAGCAGCTAGTCAATTAAATCAAATTGGTGAATTAGGTGGTCAGTTAGGTGTAGAATCATCTGGTCTTCCTATATTTATAGAAACTATTGCTAAATTAGGTGTAGCAACTAGGCTCTCAACAGAAACAGCAGCTTTATCATTAGCTCGACTTCAAACAATTTTTCAATTACCAGAAACACAAGTTGCTAATTTAGCTTCATCATTAGTTGAACTAGGTAACAACTTCGCAGCTCTTGAAGATGAAATTTTATCTACATCACTTAGACTTGCAGCAGGTGCTAAAGTAGCTGGGGCAACAGTTGCAGATACTTTAGCAATTGCTACAGCTCTACAAGCAGTTGGTGTTCAATCACAAGCTGGTGGTACTGCTATGTCTCGTGTATTCCAAGCAATTACAGTAGCACTTCAAGGTGGAACAAAAGAAATGAGAACTTTTGCTCAAGTTACTGGACTCGGTGTTGAAGGGTTTAGACAGTTAGCAACATCTGACCCTGCACAAGCTTTAAATGCTTTCTTAATCGGCTTACAAAAAGCTAAAGATGAAGGAAGAAACTTAATAAGTATATTAGAAGATTTAGGTCTAAAGCAACAAAGAACTATTAGAGCTCTTTTATCTGTTGCTGAGGCTGGAGACCTTCTATCTGAAACATTAGCTGTTGCTAATACTGAATATGTTATTAACAATGCTTTGAATGAAGAAGCTGCAAAAAGATTCGAGACTTTAAAACAACAAACAAAATTAATGAAAAATGCTTTTACAGAGCTAAGAACAGAAGTCGGAATAAAATTTTTACCGGCTATGAAAAACCTTGTTAATTTTCTTGGTGCTACTGCTGTAGGAATGGCAGAAACAGATAAATCTATAGACCAAGCTAGTACAGCTTTGAAAGCGTTTGTAAGTGTTGTTTCAGTAGCCGGAGGAGTATTAGGAGCTTCAATAGGTCAGTTAATTGCAATACAGGGTCTTGCTTTAAAAAATGGTCAAGGATTATTTCAATCAATTAGATTGCTAGCTTCTGGTGGAGTAGTAAAAGACGCAACTAAAGGAATGACATTGTTTGCTAAAGGCGTATCGGGATTTATGAGATTTGTAGGTAAAGCTATAGGTCCTTTATCACTATTAGCAATTGCTTTTGGTATAAATGCAACTATGAATAGAAAAGCTCAACAAGAAGTTGACAGATATTCAAAATCTGTTCAAACTTTAATTCCTTTACAACAACAACTTCTTGAGAAAACAAATTTATACAAAGATTTAATTAGACAAGAAGGTTCAGAAAATCTATTTAGACCTAATACTGCTGGTGCTAAAGCTTTAAAAGACCAAATAGAATTAATTACCGAAGAAATTGAAAAATTACAAAATGCTACTGCTACAAGTTTCTTGAACATAGCAAAAGGTATGAAAAATCTTTCATTAGAAGAAGGTCAAGAAGTACAAGATGTATTTAGTAGTATAGCAGAAACATTTGATGGTGAAGCGGGTGGAAAATTAATAAAAAATTTTGCAAGAAAATTTAATATATCACAACAAGAAGCGCAAAAAATTATATCCCAAGGCCTTCTATCTACAGCTCAATTTTTATCTTCTGCTGCTTTAACTGATGAGCAAGCTTTTAACAAAGCAGCAGATGTATTTCGTACTTACCAAAATGATATTGTTTCTACAAATCACGAATTAAAAAAAGTTAATGACGAACTTAAAACTGAACAAGACATAGCAACACAAAATATGGCAAATCAATCAGGTCTTTTAGTTCAATTTATAGAAAGAATGAGCAGATTATCTGGTGCTGAAACTGATATGTTAAGGGATAGTATGAAAGGAACTCTTGAAGCATACAATGATATAGCAGGACAAGTTGGAAGTGGTTTAGAAAAAATTCCGGAAATAGTTTTCTTTACCGACCCAGAAGCTCAAATAAAAGTATTTAAAGTACTCAATGGAGAAATAGATGAAGTCGCAGATAGTACTTTAGCTGCCTCACAATCTGCTGATGATTTGGTTAATAAATTTAATGAAGCATTAAGTCCTTTAAGAGAAATGAAAGATTTACTAGAAGACATTGCAGACCCAGAATTAATAAGCATGGATTCTATTGAGGGTGGTGTTAAAAAAGCACAAGAGCTAGAACAAGTTCTTGAATTAGGAGTTTTTAGATTACTAGAAGAAGGTTACCCTGCTTTAGCTTTGAGTTTTGCTGAGGGTGGTATAGAAGCAGAGAATTTAGGTAGATTAATAACAATAATGAACTCTGGTATAGAAGAAAATACAGGATTATTAATGACAATGGAAGATGGTTTAATAGATTCTAATGAAGATTTAAGTTACCTAACTACTTTGCAAGCAGATACACTTGGTAAAGTAACTAAAGAATTAAGAGACTCATATGGGTTAAGTCAAAGTACTCTTTCTGTAAAACAGCAACAAGTACTTATAGATAAAGTTTCATTGTCAAGACAAAAAGAAATCAAAAATGAAAATAAAAGTATGTTGTCTATTGCCAGAGAGATTGTAAATATGGCTAGAGCTGAAAGAGACGCAAGAGCTGATATAAAAGAAATGACTGATGACATTACAGCTTTATCTGCTGATTTAGTTTATGACAATATAACCATAACTAATGCAATGAGAGACCAATTAGAAATTGAAATTGCAAAAGCTGAACTTGATAAAGCTATAGCAGAATATGGTAGAGAAGATGTAGTAACTAAATCTGAAAAATTAAGTTTATTACAAATGGAACTAAATATTACAAGAATGAATGATAAATTATCTCAACAAATGACTGCTAGAGAGAAAAAATCTATTAGAGATAAACAAAAAGAAATTAAATTTTTACAAATGGCTGTAGAGCAGGGTGTTGCAGAACAATTAGATTTAGATGTTGCTCGTGAAGAATTAGCTGAATTAACAAAACCAATGGCCTCTGTTGAAAAAGAAATATTACAAATACAAAAAGAATTAGCAGAAGCAGAACTAGAAATAGCTAAAGAAAGAGCAAAAGGTTTATCCCCAGAAATAATATCTGCTATTGAAAATTATAATAAAGCACTTGGTGTAACTACTGATAGAAATGATGAAGTAAAACAAAAGCAACAAGAATTATCAGACGCAACTACTGATTTGAATTTTGATTTAGCAGAAAATGCTGAAAGATATGATGAGATAGCTTCTAAATTTCCTAATTTTAAAGACGAAGTATTAGAAATTGCTGGAATGGTTGGAATACCAGATGAAATGTTAACTGCTGCTTTAGATTCTATGGATAAATCAGTTACTGAATTTATTAATTATGTAGAGTACGCAAGAAAATTTAGAGATAGTGTTATAAGAGGTGAAGACGGTGGGGCAGATTGGACACAATCTCAAGAAGGTATACAAAATTGGATGGACTCTGACGCTTACAGAAATATGAATACATATAAACCGGGCGACAGAACTAAACCACCTCCATGGGACCCAAGTATAGTACCTCCTAGTGGGCCAAGTGAACCAGACCAACCAAAAACCTCTTGGTGGGAGAAAGCTGCTCAATTTATTGTTTACCCTCAAGGAAGTAATGTTCCAAAAATTGATTTTGCTAAAGAATTTAACAAAATTACTTTAGATAATTCTTTAGGATTTACTGGATTTGGAGGTTATCCCGGTCAAACTCCTCCTAATTTACCTAAATATAAGAGTAATGACCCAAGCTATATAGGACTTACAGACTTAGCTAAAGAATTTATATTAAATCCTATAGGGAAAGCAGCTAGCAGTGTTGACTGGAACAGTGTAATGGATATACAAAACACTTGGATGGGTAAAGCGTACGGAGGTAGTGTTCCTGTAGGTCAATCGTCTATTGTTGGCGAAATGGGACCAGAAGTTATTATGTCAACACCGGGTGGAACTTCTGTATTTCCTAATAAAACCGGAAGTGGCTATGGAGGTATTACAGTAGAGAATATGAATGTTAACATTACAGGACTTCCTGCTGACCCAATATCTGCAAGAAAAGCTGCTATAAATATAAGAAAAGAATTAACAAAGCTTGAAAAAGAAGGCAATGCTGGTACTGGTTTGAGGAATAGATAATGTTTGCAAAAATAAAAGATAATATAGGTTTAATAGCAACTGCTATTGCTCTTATGGGAACAATAGGAACAGGTTTATCAACTGCTGGCGAAATAGTAAACACTCTTCAAGGCATTGATGACAGAATGAATCAAGTTGAAGTAGATTTTGAAATGCTAAAAGAAAGCACATTCGTACAAGGCGATATAGCTGTTCTGTTTGAAAAAGTGCAGAAACTAGAAATAGCTAATGATACTAACCAATATGTCCAAATTGAAAAATGGGAATGGGATGATATGAAAATACAAATTACTCGTCTTGAAACACAACTTATGGACCAAGAACAAGATTTAATGCTAGTCAGAGAAATACAAACTAGATTAGCTTGGATAGAAGCGAATTGTTGTAGATAATGATTGATAATAAAGAAAAACATTATTTAAAAGCTTGTAAATCAGATTTTAAATGCGGTAATTATTTTTATGGACCTAAATATCAGTTCTGTGAAAAATGTAGAGCAAAGGAGATGTGCTAATGGCTAATACACATCAAGTTACTATTGGACATTTAAGTTTTACTTCCCCTAGTAATTTAAACTTTCAAACAGACCCAACAACTAGAAACTACAATTTATCTGGAACAATAGCTCATACATCTGATAATAAATTGGATTTAGATGAAGTTAAATATATTAGAGATGAACTTTCTTCAATGGCTAATTATGGAATATTTTACCCTTTAACTTATACAGGAGATAGCTCACTTAAAGGATATTGTAAAATTGAAAATGCTAGCGTAGATATTACAAGATATGGTGGTGCTGGTGTTAAATATAACATATCCGGTACATGGTTAGGAAATCCCGGAGAAATAAGATTTGAATCACAATTCTCTGGTGCGTTATTAGATAATGACCATAGTATTACTTCTACTACTTCTCAATTTTTTGCTATACCAGAACAAGCATATTCAGTACACATACCTACTGTAGGAACTGGTTCAGCTCCAAATGTTGAAACTAGAATTGCTAGCTACGGAGAGGGAACAATTAACTTAAATTACTTTAGTGGTGCAAACATAAGAACAGACAATGTTGAATTTGAGTGTAACCCTATAGATTATTTAAAAGGCGCAGTAAAGGTTTCTACTAATGGAAAAGTTAGAAATGGTTTATTAAGTCCTAACGATAATGTTGACCAAGCAGTTATAGAAAATGGATTAGTAAAGTTTGAGTTAACAAACAGTAATACAGAATCAAGATTTACAATATCACTTTGGGATAGTGATGATTGGAGAAGTGTAAAAGAGTTTGCCTTATCTAAAGGTACATCACAAACAGAATGGTTAGGTTGGAATACAGTACAGATTATTAAAAACTATGCTGAGTGTGCAACATTAAGATTTACTTCACAAGCAAACAATGATGGTAGTGGTAGGTTGACATTTGATGTTTCTCTAAGAAGAGGGTCAAGATACTTTAGCTTGATTGTTCATTCTTACGGAAATGCTGACGAAATAAGAATACAGAGAACAACCACAGAAGCATGTAGTTCTGGTACAGGTTATATTGTATCTTCTACAAATGATTCAGAAGGAAACTTTTTTATTCTTGGTTCGCCTAACACCTTTAGCGAAGATTTAACTGAAGGTGGAATTTACCTTACTGCTACACAAATGAAGGCATTTATAGGTTTTTGTTTTGACGGAACTTCTGCTGCTGGAGAAAATACTGCGGATAAAATGAGAGACGCATATTTTGATTATTTGTATGAGCATGTAAGGGTAATTCGTTCATGAGTGTAAATGAAAAATTAATGACTCCCGGCACATTTAATGTGCTATTAAATTTAGAAACAACACCAAACTCTGTTGTCAATACTGTTGAGCCATGGGGTAACATAGTTCTTACTCCTACAAGAATATCCCCAGAGGAATTTACTGACGCACAAATTCGTGATATGGCTAGGTATGTAGGTATCATAACTTCTCAAGAAATTGGAGAAGAAGGTATAGATGTAAGCGGTCAAGGCGTACTTGCATATTTAGGTGATAGTGATTCTCGCGGTATGGTTCTTGCAAGAAATGCAGGTGTAGGTGCTGTAAGAAGTTATGTTAATGACACATTAGATGATGTTATTGATAGAAATACTTCTACTCCTTATGGAATACTAAGAGATGAAGAAACTAATCAAAGAGCTGTAAGAAAAGGTACAGTAACTGAAGTTGATTTTGATACAACAGTATTATTACTTAACTTTGAAGGTACTGATGGAGATACTACAACTACTGATGGTTCTGAATATACTCAAAATCAGATAATTACATTTATTGATACTGCTGATATATCTAGTGACCAAGCAAAGTATGGAAGTACAAGTCTTAACTTATCAACTGATGGATATGTAACAGTTGCTGATAGACCAGAATTAGATTTAACATTTAGAGATTTTACAATTGAATGGTGGGAATATAGAACATCTTCTAGTGGTAATGCTACTGTTATTGCTAGAAATAACGACACTTATTCTCCATGGATAGCCGGTAAATTAGTTAGTGGTAACAATAGATTTCTTGTAACACACGACGGAGATGGTTATAACGAATCAGAAGACTTAAACATGAATATGGGTTCTATTAACTT